TCCCGGTTTTTTATGGGTCCTTCCTGAAATTTGGAACACCGAGGGGATGCGGACGCGCAGAAAACGGCTAGTTTTTGCATTTTCATGGCGGCGGCAGCATGTGTGATAATTCATTGATAATTAAAAATTATTTCTGTTTTTACCTGTACAATCTTTTTTCTCCCCTGTCATTAGACCAGTTCGCAATCAATTGAAATATATAAATAAATCTGATTTTCACCTGCCAGATGGAGTTGCCGGTGTCCAATGTGATTGGGAGCGATGATGCTTATCACTGGCGCACAAAAATGAATATTGCATATTTTGCAATGCAATTGATCATCATTGCATTTTGATCAACACTGCACATTTCAAATATCAGTCTGAAACGAGGTGTTACGTGAACGAAAAGAAAGCTGTATCGGTTTATCTCGACAATGAAACGGCGCTTGCCCTGTACCGTTTGCGCGAAGATATTCGCAAGAAAAATGCAGAAACGGGAATGGATCTTCCCACGCCAACAGTCGGCTGGCTTGCCCGTTCATTGTTGCGTCAAAGCCTGGGAATTAAGGCAGACAAAAAAGATTTGCCTCATGAGGGGTAAGGTTGATGGAAATTTCATTGTATGAGCCAATCGAAGGCGTAACCGCAAGACAATTCCGTGATTCACTTATGGCGGCAAAAGGCCCGGTTACCGTTGCTATAAACAGCGGTGGCGGAAATGTAACTGACGGCATGGCGATGTTTAACGCCCTGCGAACGTACAAAGGCCACACGGTTGCAAGAATCGACGGTATCGCCGCATCAATGGCTACCATTGTTGCGCTTGGTGCCCGGCGTGTCGTGATGGCTGATAACGGCTGGTGGATGATCCATAACCCGTGGGGCGTTTTTGTTGGTGAATCGGAAGATCTCCGTAAAAAAGCCGACATGATGGAAAAAATCGGCAAGGCAATGCTTGATACCTACGTTGCCAAAACCGGATTACCGGAATCAGAAATCAAAGCCATGATGGATGCTGAAACATGGCTGACGGCTGAGGAAGCTAAAGAAAAAGGATTCATTGATGAAATTTATCCGGCAGAGGGACAGGCATTAGCCATGGCCCCTGGTTGTGGTTCACTGGTGGAGAAATTTACCAGAACGCCGGAAAGCATCATCGCATCAGTGAAGAAAGGCGACACGGAATCAGCAAACGAAAGAGAGAAGCGAAAAAAAGAAGCCGGCATTTTGTTTGGTCACTGGGAAAGTTCGCTGTGTGGGTGGTTGCCGGGAATTGTTGAGGAATTTATCAGTGGTTCCATCACTGCCGAAGAAGCACGTAAAAAACATTTAGAAAAACTGGCGAAAGATACAACGCCGAGCGCAGGACCGGGAGCAATGAGCATGTATGCAGGTAACGGTAATATTGTTGGGGATTCAGTAAAAGCGGCGCTTATGGCACGCAGTGGGCTGGCGGATGTGGAAAAAGATAACCGCTATAACGGTTATTCATTGCGGGAACTGGCGCGCGCTTCTCTGGTGGATCGTGGGGTAAGCGGCATTCCAGGTAATCCGCTGGGCATGGTTGGAATGGCGTTTACTCACAGCAGTAGTGATTTTGGCGGCATTCTTGCGGACGTGGCGCATAAATCATTACTGAAAGGCTGGGAAGATTCGCCGGAGACGTTCCACGCCTGGACGAAAAAAGGCACTCTGACAGATTTTAAGGTTGCCCATCGTGTTGGTATGGATGGTTTTAAATCTCTGCGAAAAGTTTTGCCCGGCAGCGAATACAAATACGCGTCCACGTCCGATCGCAGCGAACCAATTGCACTGGCAACTTATGGCGAATTGTTCAGCATAGATCGCCAGGCAATCATCAATGACGACATGAGCGCACTGACTTCAATCCCCCAGCAAATGGGGGCAGCAGCAAGCCGCACAGTCGGAGATCTGGTTTATGCCGTTCTCGTGGCTAATCAGAAGATGGGCGATAAAAATCCGCTCTTTGATGCGAAACACAGCAACCTGATTAACAGCGAACTTGATATTCCGGGTCTTAGCGCAGCCCGTAAAGCTATGCGTATGCAAAAAAATAATGCCGGTGCTGTACTGAATATTCCGCCTCGTTTCCTGTTAGTTCCGGTAGAACTGGAAGACAGAGCAACCCAGCTTATTCGCTCTACGTCGTTACCAGACGCGCAGAACAGCGGCGTGTTTAACCCGTACAATGATGCACTGACAGTAATCACAGAGGCGCGACTTGATGCCGACAGCGTGAAATCCTGGTATCTGCTTGCGGGTCAGGGAAGTGATACAATTGAAGTCGCTTATCTCGATGGTATTGATACCCCGTACCTGGAACAGCAGCAGGGCTTTACGGTTGATGGCGTAACTTTCAAAGTGCGCATTGATGCCGGAGTTTCTCCTCTGGACTGGCGCGGGATGGTTAAGTCATCAGGTGGTTAATTAAACAATCAGGCATGTTATGTTTTTTTTGCGGCCTTCGGGCCGCTTTTTTTATGGGTCCTTCCTGAAATTTGGAACACCGAGGGGATGCGGATGCGCATAAATCGAGAGATTTTTGATATTTTATGCGTGCAGCAGCATAAGTTTAATGCTTTGATTTTTAACATTATTGATTTGTTTTGTTGAAAAAGCGACCGTGCAGTGAGGTGGTAAAGTGGAACTGAGCAAAATGCAGGTTAATGTCTCACAACTGGCAGACCTGGTAGGCATGAATCGAAATCTTGTTTCACGCCGTTTGCGTGAGCTGGAGCTTGTTGGCGGGAATGGTGAGAATCTTAAACTGTATGAACTCGGTCCGGCACTTCAGGCACTGCTGACCCCATCAATGAAAGAAAATGGTGAAATGTCACCACAGGATCGGAAAGCCTGGTATCAGTCAGAAAATGAAAGGCTGAAATTTGAAGCAGCTTCACGTGAATTACTCCCTGTCGAAGAGGTGGCCCGTGAATATTCATCTCTGGCTAAAGCCGTAGTCATGGTGCTGGAAACGTTGCCGGATATTCTTGAGCGCGATTGCGCTCTCCAGCCTTCCGCAGTCATACGAGTGCAACGCATTATTGATGATCTACGTGATGAAATGGCGAGAAAAATTGCAGAAAGCGATTCAGATAATGGCTGGCCTGCATGTGCAAGATGAGTTTGCTACTTAGCGCCGAACGATTACCGTAGGTTAAAGTGACGGTATTCACACCAAAGGCAGAAATCAGCGGTTAACGTAACTGACCGATATTTTCGGGAACAGCCAACGGCTGAGGCCGGAACAACCGACTATCTTTCAGATAGTCACAAACTACGAAATTTTCGTAGTTTAATTACTCGCCAGTTTGATCGTTAACTCGTTGATATTTTCGTAAACCTCAATTTGAGGAGGTCGGGCACAGAAAAACCACGAATATGTTGTTTTTGGGAATGGTCATAATGACCACGCCCAATCGTGACGGAGAGTGACAACCAGTGACAAAAAAGACGGTATTTAAATAGGGTGGGTGTTTAATACCCCCGGGGGGATCGAAATCCCTACGCCCCATTGCTTATGGGACCGCCCGCCTACCCTTGTTCACATCGCCGCAAGTTCGAAAACTTTTTTTGAGAAGATGTGCATGTGATTGATAGGTGAGGTCTATCTATAAAAAATAACAAAATCCGCGCCATTGCTGGATCCGCCCAAAATCCCCCACCTTACGGCAGACAAAGAAAACGCGAATTATGGGCCTGTTGCAGAGAAAAAAGGTCTCACTAGTTTTGTGCATCCTGACATCGAGGTTCGTCAGCCCCCCATCAGCAACCAGGTAACTAATCTCGCTGGTGGGCGTGATGTCGATATGGTGATCCCCATAACGGGTTATCCGTGATCATCCACCAGCTTGATAACGGATAACAGGGAGTCATAACGGTTAAAATTGTATACTTTTGCAGCAAACATTTTTAGCTACACGTTAAGCTATACGATTTTTGGCTTAAAATTTTCGACTTCAATTAAATCAATAGGTTATTGGCGTGTTTTGAATACTCTCGTGGGACCAAAAATCCCAAGAAAACCAAC